TTGTATCGCCCTTACGTGTTATATCATATTTACCTGTTTTGCGCCAGGCTCTTTTTGCACGACCTTCTCTAACAGGTGTTGTGTTTTTAACTTCTGTGTAAAAGTCGTCAAGAAAATGATTGACGACAGCATTTAAGTCTCTCTGTATATCTGCGCTAGCAGCACGAGCGGATCTAAATTTTGCCATCGTCAATCACTTAAAATTAAGACTTAGTGCCGTAAGTTAAGTTACCTACACCTTGTAGACTGAAACTTGCTTCGATTAAACCATCGTATGAAGCATTAATAGTTCTGCCGATGATTACAGCAGCACCACTAATTTCTTCATCGCCAGTGTCGGCAGTTCCGTATGTTGTGCCTGGTTCGGTATAGAATTTTACGTTAACACTTGATCCAATTGCTGAATCTTGTGCGGTATCGTCCATATCGTATAGAACATCAACAGTTGCAGTCCAGTTCTTGTAAGTTACTTTGAAACTGCGGCTTGTGTCTCCTGCTACAGTATCGTCTAGTGTTTCTGCAGATTCTTCAATGCTGAAGCCACGAAGTTCTCCAACAACACCTGCACCAAATAGGACGAAACCATCTTTACCAAGATAAGTTGCCATTATAGTATTTCCTCATTAGTATCGTCATCCGCTACTTGCGGTGCTTGTTCTGGACCAGGACGAGTTCTAGTCGAACTTGTTCTGGTTATGCGTTTGGGTTGTGCATTTTCTGCATCAACAACTGTGAATCCTCTGCTTAGATTTCTCTCTACTTTGGACTCTGGAACATCAGTGATGTTTCCATTAGGATGTTTCATTAATGCCATCAAGCGGCTCCTCTTTCATAACGATATAATACTTGGTATACAACACGCATGGTTGCATATGGAACTGCTTCACCTGGATCAATAACTTCTACTATTGTTACTTCTCCATCTAATGCATTACCACCTCTTCTGACATCAACTTCTAATGCTTCTTCGATGGCTTCTACTAAACGATTTCTATCTGTGTCTCTTGTATCACTACTGACCAAAATATCCAAATTATAGTTTATGGTTCCAGTTCTTCCTCCACCCATTGTTAACTGTTCACGAGTTTCGTCAGCACTTTCAACAAATACTGCTGGTAGTGCTTGGCGGCTTAATTCGCTGATTATAATCGGTTCACGAGTAACACGACCTAACCTTGGGCTTGTTATAGCCGCCAGTGTAGTAACAATGTTTTTGGCAATTTCTTCACGCTTGCTCATCTTATCAATCTATCCTGCACAAATTCATGCTTTTCACCTTCACTATATGAACCGTCATTGTTACTGTCGTAACGAATTCCGAATCCAAATTCTAGATCAAGTTCTTCAACAAATTTTTCACGATAAAATGGGATTTGCTCACGGAAAGCATCGCCTTCTGGACGGAAGTTACTAAGCATAGGATAAATGTAGTGGCTAAGTGCCCTGTAAACAGCACACTTAGTCCATTGTGTTTCATCCAACTTAGATGCATCCCAACTGGCACCCACTCTGTGTAGTCGATAGATAGTATTTGTCGCATATTCTTGGTCGAACCAGCGAATTTTTATCATTTTTTCAATGTCAGCCTGTGCCTTAGTCAATTGATCGGTAAAGTCACCGATACCATGATTTAAGATATCAGGAACATATTCGACTAGATCAGTGTTTGTAGCGAATGCCATGTTGTTATCCTTTTATATCAATTAAAGAGCAGCGTCGCCGACGATCTTAACGCCCTTAACGTTGTCGATGATACCTGCACCCCATGCAGCACTTGCAACAACTTCGAAACCACGTAGGGATTCATCACGTTGTAGAGCAATGCGGATATCACGCTTTAGAGCCAAGCCTAGTGCGGCTGGGTGGAATAGTGCGCCTACTGCGTCATCGCTACCATCGATGTCGATTGATGCTGATTCGTAGATATCTACGCCAGCGATACGGCCAACGAAATATTCACGAGCAACAGTGTTTGCTACATCTGGAGCAGCGCCGAAAGAACCACCAGCATTCAAGAAACCTGTTTTTAGGTTATATGCTTGGTATGGGTGTAGAACGCAAACTAGACCTTGCATAGGAACGCTTGCAGCACGTAGTTTAGCAGCAGCAGCCATAATGGTTGCAGCAGTTACTTCTGCACCAGCAGAACCAACGCTTGCTGAGAAAGAAGCAAATAGGTCAACAAGTGTTTCGTCCATTGCTTGTGCAAGAGCGGCACCTAGTTGACGACCAACGTCAGCACCAACATCACTTGGTGATGCTTCGATGATGATGTCTTGGACAGTTGCCATGTTACCGTATTCAGCAGCGGTAATATCAACTGCAGTTACGCTTGCAAGGGCGCTATCGTTTGATAGGTCTGCACCTGCGGAAAGTGCGCTAACAGCACTTGCTTTTGGCCATACTGGAATACTTGCAGTTAGACCTGGGGTTCCGACCATGTTGTAAACAGTTACAAGATTGCGGAGCATTGCATTTTCATTGAAGACGTATTGTGCGGCTTGACTGATGTTCTCATAAAGAACGCCAGCACCTACGCCTGTGTCGATTTCGTTTGCCATCTCTTATTTTCCTTTATTAAGATGAATAAAAATTACGGACACGTTTTGGATCCATCATTTGAGCATAGAGTTTACGATGCTCTGGATTTTTCATGTCCAAATCAGATAGTTTCAATTGTTCAGTGCGAACTGGTTGTGCATTTCCACGAGTTCCGGCACCGGCTGGGCCGCCTGCCTTAAAGAATGGTTTTGTATCTAAAAACTCTTGAACAGCACGTTCAACAGTAAGTGGTTCTGCAGTTGATGGATCATAACGAACATTGCCATTATTATCTAACACAACTGGATTACCATTGCTATCTAACTGTATAGAAGTTTTCATTAATGCAGCAACATCTTGTGGACTAACTGCGCCAAACTTGCTTGCAGCATCAAGCACTGCACCATCAATTTTGACACTTGTTAGTTGTGATCGCAAGGTGTTAATTTCACTATCAAATTGTTCTTTTTGTTGTTTCAGAACTTCTTCGAACTTTTGCTTACGAATCAACTCATCTTTCTGAGCCTTATCTTTTTGCATTTTAAGTTCTTTGTATTCTTCAACATCGATGTCAGCAAACTTCTGTTTGGCCATCTTTTCTGCTCTCTTAGCAATAATCATGTTTACTTCTTCTTGTGTAAACAATCTTTCGCTTGCAGTTTGTCCCTGGTTATTTTCAACAGTGTTAGAAGCACTACCAGTTAGTGTTTCATCTGTAACCAATGCATTATTGTCCATTGTGACATTTAACCTCTCTATGAGTAATTTGTAATGTTATTTATAGACGCATTACCGCCTATGATTTTGCACCCTTACTCGGATGCATTATCGTCATCTGAACTATCATTATCTTCTAGTTCATCTGATTCTTCATCGTCGTCTGAACTATCATTATCTTCTAGTTCAATGGCCTCCCATTTAGCGCAAACCCACGCAGGTCTTACAGTTGCGCCACCAAACGCATTACATGCAAGGGTTTCGGGATTGAAATATTCACAGTTTGCACATTGACGAGCCTCACCTGCAGCATTACGATACAGTGGAGGTAAACGTGGATCGATAGGTTCACCATTTTCGTAAGTTCTAACTGGTGGATTCTCGATATTGTCTAGTATTGCAGATAACTTAACTTCATCTGTAACTAATATCTTTGCTATTGATTTTTGAATTTCCATCTTTAGCATATCGTTATTAACTATTTTTGTAGCAATTTCTAACAATGCTAGATCAGATTGTTTATCACGAATATCGAAACTCTTTCCATATTCAATCATAAAGTCTTGACTTGCAGTAAGGTTTTGCCAATTTAACCACAATTCCCAGATCTTATATTCTGCTTCTTGTAATATTTCTGCAAAATCACTTAATCTACTGTTAAGCATTGCCATTTCTGTTTGCAGTGCAACACCTGACATTGCAGATCCAATAGTGCCTCTAATACCACTAACATGAGCCATTTTATCAATGGCATCAATATCCATATTAATTGCTTGTAATATAGAATTAATAGTGCTACCGCTTGGTTGTAATAGGTATGGATTTTTATCTCCTGGTAAATCTTCAGGCATAGTAATAATACTACCTGCACCAGCACTTGCTGAAGTATCAGCAGTTTTTACAAGTGTAGGATGACCACTAACACGAATTGCTTGTTCTAATTCGGATAATCTATTGTATATGGAACGCTGGGTATCAGCAATATCTGCAATCTGACTATTACCGTCATCTGTTAGTAATCTAAATGCTGGAATATAACCTAAAGGATTTATATATTCTTCAGACTTTATAATTTTGCCATATTCAACTATAGAATCGCCAGTATCTTGACCGATACTACCACGTGTTAGAATTTGTCTTTTGTATTGATTTTTTTCAACAGTGTAACGTTCTACTCTATTTTCATACCATACAACTAAATTGTCATAATTTTCGCCACTAAATTCTACTACTTTTAGATAGACTAATTTATTTTTACCAGTAACATCGGGTTTAAATTCCCAATCTAAAACGTTACTAGGAATATATGCATTTGCATACGCACGAATTCCCATTTCTAGTTCTTGTGCTCTTGTAAGTGTTCTATATGCTGGTCTATCTACTAAAACCCACATGCTGCCATACACCATTAATCCGTCATTTAACTTTTTCATAAATGCGTTTAAATCGGTGCCATTAAGATCAACATCAGTTATAAAATTTAAAACGTCAGGTAAATTCATTAAGTTGGCTAAGGTGCGTTTCGGACCATTGCGGAACAAATAACTTCTGTATATGTGAACAATACTTTTAACATGGTTTTGTAATGCTGTATTAGCAAGTCGTTGACCATATTGATCACCTGGTGCGGCATCTTCGTTAAGATACTTACGTAGGTATGCACCTTTTTTGTATTCATCACCGCCTACATATGAACGATAATAATAATCCCAAAGAGGAGCATTTTCGTTATATTCTGGGTGAACTTCTTTAATTTCTTTTTCACTTAGCATCGCAAATCCTTAAAAGTGTCCAAATACACTTGTTGTATCTTGTTTAACAGGACGCTGTATTGGAAGATGATAAACCGTTAAGTATCCCAATGCGTCATTTAAATGGTCAAATCCACTATCCTTATCAGGTTGCCTTGTGTCACCCTTATAAGTGTGTTTTTCAACACATTCTATTAATCGTCTTGCAGTTTTATTTATATAAAGTTTAATCTCACCTTTTGAACTTTTCAGAGCACTATTTACAGCGGCAATTCTATCTTTAACAGGTGGATTCCTTCCAGGCGTCCTAACTTCGAACTTATTTGCTCTTAATATATTATGGTCGCTTGATCCTTTAGTATTTGAATTGCCACCTGAAGCATCAGGGTAAGCAAAATACTTTCTTGAATCTCCGTATTTTTGTCTTATTTCACGACATAGTTCTTCTGTGTTACTACCATATATTTCGATTGCATCAATTACATAAAGTTTTTCATTGCGCTTAATTGCAATTACTGCACTCATAGGATTAACGTTAAAGTCTACTCCTACATGTAACACTTCATTGTTTTGTATCTCTGGTTGTAATTTAGAAATATCAAACAATTGGGATCTATCAAAACTATAATAAATTGCACCAGCATATGTTTCGAATGTTGCCATGTATTCTTGTCTAAATGTTCGTTCATCTAAATCATGTTTGGCAGATTCGATTTCTTCTTCAGGAACATTGCCGCCATCTAATGTAGTATATTGATAACTATTCCAATCATCGAATCCAAGGCTTTGTCCTTGATCCCATAAGTCTTTGGCCCAGTTGCCCATACCTTTTGGTGTGCCGATAAACAATGCATGTCCTTGTCTGTCAGATAACGCTGGACGTATAACTTCTGTCCATGTTTCTTTGGCAATATCTGCAAATTCATCGAAGACAACAAAATCAAGACCAAGACCACGCATACTATCATAATTGTCAGCGGATCTTAATAATATTTGACTATTGTTAATAAGTGTAATTGTTAATTCGCTTTCATTAACTTTTTTAATCCAGCGATGTTTACCAAGTCTATCTTTTAAATCATTCCAGACAGTTTGTTTGCCTTGACGATAACTTGGTGCAATGTAACATATTTTGCGATTCGGGTGTCTCGCAAATCGTGCCATTTCTCTGACACTCATATAAGTTTTACCGAAACGACGACCGCAAATCGCTACTCTAAATCTATGTTCGTCGTCGCATATAGTTCGCTGTGCTGTGCTTAGTGGCATTAAATTTTTTCTAATATAATTTCAAATCCGGCAGAACCTGCATGTAATGAATGATTTAATTGTCCGGGACTGTAACTCATTATCGGCTACGCTTTTTTGGTTTACGCTTTGTCATTTTAGCCATTGATTATATCCTTATCTGCTGCGTTTTTTGGGTTTATACCCACTTGCATATGCTGCTCGTGCAACTGATGCTGCTTGACGTTTAGTTTTAAATGGGCCTTTGCTGCCCCATTTATAACCTTCTTTTGTTTTACGTATTGGCATTATATAAACATCCCTGCTATTGCGGCACCAATAATTAATGCAGCAAGACCCCACATTTTCATATCCATTTCTTTTAATGTTATTTTTAATTCAGAAATGTCTTGTTCAATGTGAAATAAATGATTTGTTTTAATCGTTTCGATATCCGCTTCTATCTTATCCAGCCGCTGTTTTGTCAAGGTGTCACTCCCACTACTACTCTGTCAGAGATATTTATAAGTTGACAACACCCTCATATTTTACTATAATGTAATTGCTTTAGTTATAAAGTAATATGCTGAGCATATTCAACTAAGTGGTGGACTTAGGTCTGCCACTTTTTTTTGTAACATTTCGTTACTAAGAAATGTCAAAAAATTTCTTGTAATCCTATTAGGCATATATTATATTATATGAGTAAGCAATGTTGCTTATTAAAAAGGAGATTACAATGAATATCACTATCGCAACTCTTGCTGCTGTTTTTATAGCACAATATTGCACTGCAGCAAATAGTGCAGTTATTGGTTCGCAAACTGCTAGCGCATATAATAGAAGTGTGTTATCGCAAATGCATCAATGGGATAATCGAATCCAAGATGTAGGTATTGCATTTAATGACACTGTTGTTATTATCGGCAACTGGCCTGCATCTTATCTAGACGAAAATGTTGCAAGAACTGTAGCACATGGTTGGTGTGTAGAATTTGATGATGATATCAATTATGTGCAAATCCATAACCCACATCAAGTAATTCTAGGCACTGCTTATTGCAAATAAAATTTAATCATCAGACCATGGCAGGGTTGCATTGCTATCACTAGTGTTGTAGCCTTGATCGCTCATGCCTAACAGATTCTTAGCAAGGAAGATTTGCACTGCTGGATTAAATCTATCAATAGCATTAACAAACATTGCTTTACGCAATCTAACCTTTGCATTTTCCGTGCCTCTATCATATGCATCACGGACATCTTCACGCCTTTGAACTGTATCCTCATGAACATCCATGATCCAGGACACTTCTTTTATTGTGCAACCTACACTTGCAAGTTTGTAGACTTGTTCTAAATCAATTTGTGCTTTAGGACGGCCTCTACGGCTTTTTAATGGTTCTTTTATTTCCACCTCTGAGTTGGTGTCGTTCTCCGCCTGATTATCGGTCATCAGTATACCCTTTCATTGATTAAAATAGGAGCAATTTGCTCCTATTGTTTTTATGTTAAGTCACTGCTAAAGAAGAACCAGTTCTTATTATCTGGTGATACTAATTGTATATAAGTTACGCCATTACCTGCAGTAAACGAACTAGTGCTAGGAAATGATCCGCCACTTCTTAGTGTAACAGTGTCTGCAAGTGCAGTGCTACTATCTACATTTAGTGAAAAATCTATAGTCCCGCCCGAATAGACATCATTAAGCACAAGCCATACTGTTCTAGGTGCTTTGTATGTTGTTTGTGTGCTGTTGCCTAGTCTTAATGTAAATTGTGATGTATTCATATTCAATTCATAGGCATTGTGAGTTCCAATGTCTAGAAAATGTGTATATGATGATGGACTATCTTCTACTGTTGGATAATCGGTGTTGTCATCATTATAATCACCAAATATACTTCCAAGGACACTATTACCTTCGCTGTCTTTGATATCACCGCCAGTTGGCAATATAAGATCACCATTACCGTTGAATATCCAAGGTTCTCCAATTGATAAATTATGGATCTCAATTGAAGTATCACTAATTAGATGTAAATCATTTGCAAGACTGTTAATTTTGCTAGTAGTGTTCACGCTATCATAATTTATTTTTAATGTGCCATTGTTAAAGTTTGCACTATCATATTGCAATAACAATACTTGATTTTCATCAAATGTAGTAATACCATCATCATAAATTGTAAATTGAATATTATTCAGATTGCCATCCATACCTAAGGTTGATTGTATTTTACCTGTATATCCGTATTGTGGATCACCATCATTGTCAGCAACTACTGCAAATTCAATTAATGTCGGCGAATCGCCATCTGCTAATGCGCCTACTTCTTTGTTATATCTTAATTCTATACCAGTGCCACCATTGACACTGCTTCCAGCAACAATAATTTCACTATATTGTGTAGCACGGTTATCAATGCCTACGGTTGTAGCGCCGCCTGTTAATGTTAAACCAGCAAATTCTACACTATCTGTGGTGTCAAGACCTTGGTCAAACGATCCACCGCCGCCACCGCCTGCTGGTGAATTTGTCCATTCACCTGCGGTGCCGTCCCATGTAAGCACATCACCATCAGATGGAGAAGGCGCATTGACATCAAGTAAATCATTTAAGTCTTCAGGGACTGTTGGTATTGTTGGTGTTCCGCTAAGGTCACTATAAGCACCGCTGGTTGCTACTGTTGCAAGTCCAGTTGTTCCAATTGTAATTGTATTGGCATCAGTTCTTGTTACTGCAATGTTTGTTCCGTTAGCAAATGTAACATCATCGTGCCCTGATCCACTGCCACCCGCAGTTAATCTTAAATTAGCACCTGATGGGCCGCCGGTTACTGCACTAATAGCATAAGTTGTATTTGTATCTGTAACAGTGTTGGCAATTACACCATCTGTTATAGTAATACCTGTTCCTGCACTAAAATGAGCACGGGTTTCAGATGCGCTTGGCCCAGTATAAGTGATTACACCAGTAGTATTGTTATAAGCAAGGCTACCATCACCACCTGCATCAGTTACACTAACAGCGGCTCTTGCACCTGCGTCAGTATATTGGGTAATAGTTGAAGCAATGCTGCCGTTAGTTATACTAATACCAGTTCCAGCAGTAAAATGAGCACGGGTTTCTGATGCGCTTGGGCCTGTGTAGGTAATAACACCAGTTGATGAGTTATAACTTAATGATCCATCACCGCCTGCATCAGTTACACTAATACTGCTTCTTGCACTTGCATCAGTATATTGGGTAATTGTTGTGGCAATTGCACCATTGGTAATTGTAATGCCGGTTGATGCTGAAAATGCATCACGGGCTCTCTGTGTTGTAAAATAAAGATTAGTTGAGCCTTCGGTTACTGCATCAGTTGATCCAGGGCTTGCACTTATTTCTACATAAGCACTACCGCTCCAACGATATGTTTTGTTAGTATCTAATGTAACATATATTTTACCAGTTTCACCACTTACAGGTAATGCTGCTAGGTTTGCTGCTTCTACAACATCATCTACATAACTTGGTAATTGTGCTGCGGCTACTTTACCTGAACTATCAAGACCAGCATATCCGTTTGCTTGATTCTTAGCACTGGTTACTTCTAGACCACTATGGCTAGGACCGGTATATGTCATTACACCAGTAGCACTGTCATAACTGAAACTACCTTCACCACCTACATCAGTAGCACTAATTGCGCTTCTAGCATTAGCAGTTGTGAATTGTGTAATAGTCGAAGCAATTGCACCATTGGTAATTGTAATACCTGTGCCGGCACTAAAATGTGCTCTAACATCTGTAGCACTAGGACCAGTGTAAGTTATTACACCAGTAGAACTGTTATAAGCCATGCTGCCATCGCCGCCTGCATCAGTTACACTAATTGCACTTCTTGCTCTAGCAGTGGTATGATATAAGTTAGTGCCTTCTGCTAAGTTTGTGGTTGTCTTAGTAGCCAGTCTAGTATCAAAGGCATTGTTAACTCTAGTGCTGGTATAATAAAGGTTAGTTGAACCTTCTGGAACATCGTCGGTGTCAGTAACTGCGCCGGTTGCAATTGTTTCGCCATCTATTGTTGAACCTGCTGGAAGAATAATTCCACCATCTGATGAACTAATTGTAGCGGTACCTAATGTAATTGTATTTCCACTTAGGTATAATTCATTCCATTTAGCGGCGGCACTGCCTAAATTTCTTGTTTCATCGCCGTCTGGGATTAGATCCGAATTAACAGTTCCATTAACTGTTAAATTATTAAATGTTACGTTGTCGGTAACGTCTAATCCAATTTCTACGGTATTAGCGTTTTGTGTAATATTAATACCGTTGCCTTGTGTTAGTGTGCGATATCTAAAATCAGCACCTACTTTTTCTTTAAACACACCAGCGCCATCACCGATGTTTTGTCCGGTGTTTACTTGTCCGGTGCTTACTACACTTACACTAATGGTATCTGTAGTTTTAGAGATTACAACACTATCACTCATCTATATTTTCCTTAATATGTTGCTGCGGGTTTTATTTCTACTGTTCCCCACATTATTCTGGTAACTTCGCCACCTACACTCATTTCTAAATCAAACACCCAACGTCCTGGTTTCATTGCTTGGGTTTGTGTGTCAGTCAATGCCCAATTAACAACACCCTGTGCTGCGTCGGTGACTTGAGTAGTAAATGTTACCACTGTATCGCTTGCATGTGTTCCGTATCGTGCTTTGGCACTAAAAGTATATCCGGTTAAATTTCTTCTTGTAGTATTAGTATTGTCAGTATAAAAAACCAATGATTCACCAAAATCGGTGCCTTGATCAATCTGAACTAATACTTCGTTTGTTGAATTATTTACAATTGTAAATGTATTTGCCATTGGCTTATCCTGTTATTAATCGAACTGCCACTGTTACTGCATATACTGCACCAGCAAGATATGTGATAACTAGCAACCCATTTATTAATCTGATACAAGTTATTAATTCTCGTCTCAGTTGCATCTCATCTGAAAGTAGCATTTTATTAATTCCTAATTTATTTATCGAAAGCACTCTATGTGCTATTTTTTTGTAAATACTTGTGCGATTGCATAAGATCGCTGTGCGGGATGGGGTAGGGGATGTGCTTGTCTCTTGCCCCATCTTTTTAGTCAAGATATTCGTATCCCTCGTGACCATTTAACAGCCTACGATTAACTGTTGTTGCGTTAGCATGGCCATATGCTCTTGCTGCTTCTGCTACACTTACAAAATCACCAATGGGTGTTCTGCATGGTCTTGTTTTTTTTGTAACAACACCTCTAACTGATCTACTAATATTGTCAGCATGTGTTGTCTTTAGCAAATTATCTAATTGATAAGGTTTATTTGTATCAATACGACCCATAACTAAATCAGTTGGGTGTTTTCCTCTATATTCAATATCATCGCCCCACCATTCAAGCCACTGTGCAAAGGTAAGGTGCCATTCTATGTTTCTCTTTCTTGCCATTGCACGTTGCATCTGATATTGGGTCCAGTATGGCACGTCTTTCATTTTAGGTTTTGTCATGGAAATATCCTTCTATTCTAATACTTGGTAATATCTGTGGCTGAAATGAAAATTCTATATTTGTAACATTTACAACAATATATTCATCATCAATTCTAAGTAAACATTCACCAGGCTCTAAACTATATCCTTTCAACTTAGCAATAATACTCATATCAGACATGTTGTGCTCCAAACATTTGATCAAATATAGTAGTTGGTTTAGTTGTTAAGTCTTTCTTTTCTACAAATACAATCTCTGGGCTATCTTCATTGAATACAGCAAAGACTTTACTTGCAAGATGAATTCCTGCCAACATCTTTTCACTAATATCTTTTTTAACATTACCTTCATGTTGTGCAAGCAATCCACCTAAGAAAGATCCTAAACTATTATGTTGGTGTTTGCCAGCATTTAAATGTTTACGGAATGTTTCATCTTGATGTGTTAAACAATCCTTTGCAGCATTATCATAATTTGATCGCTCTAACAAATCATAAAGCCCACGACGCAATGTAGACATTATAAGGTCTAAGTCTGACACATCAATTTGAGTGTATACAGTATTAGCATTGGTAATTTTCTTATTATAATAAACAACATGTGTGGTCATTAGTGTGCTGCCTTTTCTCTATTACGGATCTGCCAATAAGAATGAACTGAATAGTCAGCCAATTGTGCGATTACATATTCATAAATTGCCCGCTTATATTTTTCTTCATATCCAGGGATCATATGCATAAGTTTTTGTAATACTTCACCATTCATATAATCTAATTGTTCGTCTGTTAAACGAAAGTCATTCTTTTCCCAGGCTTTAGTATATGTTTCTGCAATACCAAATGGGCTCTCATCATCTTCAAATTCTTTCCACTTTGCCATTATTTTCTCTCCTGTAAATCTTTAACTTGTTGTTGTAGTTCTTGAACCATCTTCGTAAGATGATTGATTAGAATTACTAATTCATTGTGATTGTTTAATTGCGATATCATATTGCTGTGCTCCTTGATATGCTATTTTCTTTTATAGCATATATGTATTTAGCAGTCAATATAATTCTTGCCCTATAATGGGTTATTTTTTGGGGAGTTTTGATTTCGTAGTTCTTCTAACTCTGCAGCACGAATTTTTTCTCTCAGTTCTAATGTTGTGTCAATCTTCATCTTCATGCGAATCAATTCATTATCCAACATGCGTATTCTATCTACAAGTTTAATTAATGTTCCCATCGTAGCACCTAATACAGGATCGATTTCTTCTGTGACCCAACGCCAAATGAAATACAGAAAATATCCCATGCCACACGCAGCAATTATAGGAAAAGCGTATTTGCTGGTTATTTCAACTATTTCTTCCATATAAATACTTATGATTGTAAAGTGACCATGAGGTCCATTTTTTAATCTCCTTAAATTTAGAATCCCTGCTATATGACTCTCTTAGCAGGGATTTTTTTTGATTATAAATAATATTGTAAGCATTTAAAAAACAGATGGCATGTTCCTTGATAAACCTGAATATAACAAGTTGTGCTTACTCGCTGTCGTGGTGACCTGTTTCTCTTGTATATTCTGTTCCTAAACTAACTTTTCTTTTAACTATCTGGCCCTACTGTTAAATTATAACAGTAGGGTTTTTTATTGTGCATTTTTGTTCAGATACTTGTGCATTTTTGCACATAAAAACTGAATAATTCAGTTGACATCCTGAATATAAAATATATAAATAATATTGTAGGGTTAAAACAACGGAAGTAATTACCCGTCGGACTTATGCCTTAGGTCACCCTACTACACAAATATAAGGCACAGTATAAGGCAACAAATATGAACTCAATAGACAAAAATTTTGCTGCAAATGTTCGTTATATCGAGCAGCAACAACTTATTGGGTATTGGGCAAAGCGAAAAGGTATTTCGCTTTCAACAATTGAACAGCATCCTCACTTTGGGGATATTGTTCTATTGCTGAACTTTCGTGATGCATTATGGCAAGACTTAAACAAATCTGAACAGGCAATTTGGGGCGCATACTGGGGCTTATGTTATAATAAAGGCAAAAAAATATCTAAGAAAAACCTTGGCAAATTAGAACAAATAACTATTACTGTAATTGATAGAAAAAATAAATTGGCACAACAACAAAAATCAATCAAGGCTCTAAGAACACAATGGAATGCAAAATCAGGTGGATATATGATGGCTAACGCACCTGACGCTGCTATTGCACCTATTAGCAATAGATAAACAGTGGTATGCCTACTTCCCGCAAGGGTTCCGGTTACACATAGTCAAACTTCCGGGTAATAGAGTAATAGGTCGCTGATCGATTCTTGAAGTCGAAAAGTGTGTGGTGGTTACGAGATCGGAACAAAAAGATTTATTTTTTTTTGTTGCCAGATCACAGTAGCCATCACTATCTCAAACTTGATGTCTATTCGATATTATTTCTTATTACCTCTATATGATGACTTTGAAAGAAATAGAAATGCAATCGAAGAACAAGAAATCGAACGTAGTGAAGATTTAGTAGTTCTTCTGTTGATACGTAGTAGCAACATGTAATATCTAGTTATAAATTTGTTATATAACAAATATTTTGTCTTATTTGTTACGCCATAACTTATAATAGTCTGTCTTTTTGAGTCTGGCTTTATCTTTAAGTAATATTTCTTTGTCTTGAATTATGAGTATAGGTATGCCTGGGCTTGGTGCTGGTTTGCTTCCAATCATCCTAACAACTTCCGGGTGATGATGCAATATTGCTAAGTTTGGATATTCCACTTCCAAATATTCTGCAAGTGTATCTAATGAGTCTGGATCCCATGCAGGTGGCATTGAGATTACTACACTAAACAATTTAAAAGGTGTAAACATGCAGCATATTGTATGAAGGTTTTCAACGCCATCATACTCATATATCTTTACACGTTTAACGTTATTCTGCAGTGCTGGACATATAGGGAAATCTTTTAGATAACTCTGTGGCGAGGCTATCTGTGTTAGGTATTTTTTTATATTTTGTATACTCATAATAATGCTCCGGATATCTTGACTGAAATAGTTCTAAAAATGCCCAATGTGATAATCCATTAACTAAACAAATAATATCAATAGGATCTTTACTCTTTACACTATCTTCACAAATAGCAATAATTTTGTTTGCTATCTGCCGTTCTGACCATTTATGCCACGGTTCTTCGCTGGATGTTCTACCTCTAACAAATAGTGTAGGCATAGGTGGATTTGCATATCCTTTAGATGGTCGTTCCCTAGACCAATAATAATATGAATCAGGATGGTTTAATATCTCGTTATATATGTTTTCTGTAGTTGTATAAAAACTAATATATCCTGGTTTACCCATAACACGACCATACACTGTATCGCCTATAATTAAGGGTTTGCTGCCGCCTACTGCATATACAATTTGACTTATGTCCATTAAACCGTTAATAATTCTAACAGGAACGTGTAAGCCTCGCATCCAATTGTATTTAGGATCGACTGTTTTATTAGGTAGTAGTATCATTTTTCCTCGAGGGTTTAATGGTGCTATATGTAGCGAATTTAACTGTATCTTTTTGTTTTCTTTTACTGTATGTAGTGTCTATTTTGAACAACTATAGCAGAATAGTGGCATGGATCATACTGCACTATTATCATGCACATAAAGCCAATCAGAGCCATCATAATATGCAGGTTTATAACCCTCATCACTAATAGCAATCATATCACCACCTTGTGCGCCTGTGGGCAATGCAGTAGATGCATATCCTGCTAATTTGAATGGTCTGTATGCGACTACACGTTCTTCTGCTGCTTCTAAGATAGTATTCCTAGTGAAACTGTTTACACCATCATCATATACTTGCAATAGAATTTTATTGCCGTTACTTGTGCCTGATGCATTATATTCACTACCGATAAGTCCAGGATATGCAAAGTCTGTGTTAGTTTGTATTTCAAATCCGATAAAACTACTACGATCACCGTTGGCTAAGTTGGCGTTGATGTTAGAGGCTATGTTTGCTGCATAGTTACCGCTACCTGATCTAACAACTGTAAAGTCATCATATACTGCGCCATTTACTTTAATTTTGTCATTTATGATTACTTGAGCATTGTTTACATTAATTTCACTAGCACCTATTTCTATCTTAGTTTCTACAGTGCCGTTGGTAACTGTTCGTAATAACATTGCAGCATTTTCTGCACCATCAGTAGTGTCATCCATAAGGGTTTCAATAGTAGCATAGTTCTGATAAGAACCTGTATCGCTGTAACCACCAAAATGGAATACACCACTACTATGGCCATTCACACCTGGGTCATTGCTGTTGATAAGATAAAATCTTGGTCCAGTAGACTCATTGTGATAGTGACTTACAAACTCAGTAGTAAATTGTGTTTCATCAAACTCTCCTTCAATGTTTAAACATTGTTTAAAGTTTCCGTTACTGCTATTGAAGATTGTAAAGTTACTGGTTTCGTTGCCTGTGGTATTATCAATTAATTTTGCTCCGATATCAGCATATTCATAACCATTATTGTCAGTAAAAATAAAAGCACCTAAATAATCACCATTTTCAATGCCTGAATTATTATTATTAAAATACAAATATGGAGTGCCGCCGCCGTTGCTAATTTTAACAGTCTGAAGATTAGCCCTTAATTCAGATATTGTAAGATCTACTTTTGTTTCAAGATTACCTGCTTCTGATAATTGGAAGAGTAAACTACCTGTATGTGCATCTTCGGTGTTATCATCTATCAATCCACGTATTTCTGCATATTTGAAACCAGCAATATAAGAAGGATCGTAATTACTATTTTGTCCGTAGAAAGCGAGTGAACCACAGTCAGTGCCGTTTTCTTCTGTGTTGGCCACAAATAACTCGCTGTCACTCGCTTCTCTTGAAATACCAAAGAAACTTGAATTAGAATGTGTAATACTAATATCTTCTCTAATTCTTAATTCATTGCTATTTTTCCATTCCTCATCAGCATCATCATAAACTAATACACTGCCGTTTGAAGGTGTGGTTATTTCTACATCACTTAATGCATTAAGACTGGTAAGTTCGCTGTTTGGCGAATTTTCCCAACGACTTAAACTATCATTATAGACCAGTATGTCACCATTTGCAGCACTAGTGATGAATACATCACTTAAATTACCGATCTGTGTAATGATATCATCTGCATCACTCACATATGTTTGGTTCTGATTTAATATAACTCGTGCCATTTTTGGTCCTTATAATGTATCTGGATCGACTTCGGTATAAACTGCAGCATTGTATTCTTGTGCAATAATTTTAACAGTGCCATCACTACGTAATTGAATGTCTAATACTCGATATAATGTAGGCACTTGATCGGTGATTTGACTATGTTCGAATGTTATAACATCCATTGGTTCTAATGTTTGTTTTACGTGAGGCAATGTTAATTCGATTGTGGTTTGATAACGACTTTGCATCAATAATTCATATGCTAACAATTTTGCTCTATCTGGATCTACTACTAAATCAAAGTTAATATCTTTTTTAAGCAATAAGTTATTGTCATCTGCTTTAAAAGTAGAATTATCGACAGTAATTGCACCTTGTTGGTAGTCATCTTCAATATTAGCAAAAGAAACACGTATGGTATTAAATCTACGAGTCTTATCTCCAAAACTCATGCTCCAACTATCTACAATGTGACTATCAGTAATTGTATCTGTGGAGTTTGCAACTTTGAAAGGAAGCAACTTATAAACACCATTTGAGAAGATTAATGCAGAGTTACATGATGCAAGTATTTTTTGAACGTTATCATACGTATTATCATCTGATGCGAGTGCGCCATTAATTGTATATTTGGCGGCTCCTAAATAAGTATGTGTCAAATTATAATAATCTTTAGCATCCTGGAAACTTGTAATGTCTATGAGACTAGCAGGGAAGCCACGACCATATATTGGATGTGTTAGATAATCATAAAGTATATTTGCAGGGTTAGTGCTGTATGCTTCTGCAGCACCTGTATTGTCCACATCTCTTACTTTACGACCACGAACTAAGAACGTAACAGTTGGCAATCCGCCAAATGCATCTCTATTATACTTCATACGAATATAACTGTAAGCAATACCTCTGCCTCTATGGTTTGAAGTCCATTCACTAGGGAATCTTGCAACTAGATTTGCATCAGCAGTTTCTGTAGTGCTGCCTAAGTGATTAGTAATTTCTAATAATCCAGTATAGTTAATATTATCTTCGCCTGCACTTGTTGCAATGCCGGTCGATACATCCCATACTTCAACATCATTAAAATAAATCTTTTGTATACTTTGGATAGGTCCTTCACAAATTGTATAAACAATATGCAAATATTCGTGACCGGCACCACCTGTTGCGCCTGCACTTCTAACAAATGTTCTTGTAGCACCAACACGGCGTTCGCCATAAACTATTGGAATAGGGTCGTTGTTACTATTTTTGTTAATAAGCATACCGGGATCTGCTTGTTGACGAGACATCATTTTTCTCATCAACAATGATGCACCAACTACGATGACACCTCCGATTAATATTGCAGTAAGTGATGTTGCGAGTAATGAGACGCCAAAGAATCCGGCAACGCCCGCTCCTATGCCCCCTAAAATTGGTAATGCGAATGGCATTTTTTATTCCTTCTTAACTTGGTGGTGCCCACTTAACGTCTTTCAAGACTTCATGAGAGAATTCGAAAAAGCGATCATTTGGATAGTGATATTGCTGGTCATCATCATTAGTTAGTCTTCCTGCGATACGTTCAAAATCGACAAATTGATTTGATGCCACGCCTCCTACAGTAATAGTATCTCCACTATCTTCTAATGCAGCACTTTTAAAGCGTCCTTCAAATATTTTATAAGTTCCTACAACACCTGATGTATCATTCCATAATTGTCTATAAATTCTGACAGTTCTATCGATAAAATCAGTGCTTGCAAAGAAGTTAATGCTGTCTGCTTTTAAACCTGTGAGTGTTATGGTTACTTCAGCAATTTGCATCTGTGTGTTTTCTTGAATTTCACTAAACCCTAAGAAATTACCTAATGCTTCGTAGGTATTTCCACCATATGATACATTCCAAGGACCATTTGTGTAGCGATATGTTGCAGCATCTAATACTATTTCTAATAATTCAAAACTTGTTATATTTTGTTTTGCAACTTCTGTTTGAGTTGCAGCATTCATACCACGATTAGCCATTGTGTCTCCATATCTTTAAATCTGGATGTGATAGATCGACTTGATTTAAAGGAACAGCAATATATCCGCCTTGTTCATCTATACTATGAACACGATTAAATCCAACAATATGACCACATACAAAACCGTGTCTTAGAAATGTTATAATGTCACCATTTTGTGGTGTTTCAGTGTTTGTAAATCCCGCTTCTTGCAATCCTACATCTAAAGGCTTATAATTACGAACAAATGCTAATGCTGAACGGGCATTAAAATACTTCCCACGAACTTCACTAATAATATTTGTTCCTAATAAAAAGTCTACATATTCTACAATGAATGTATTACAATCGTTGTATCCCCATTCGAATTCGCCATGTCTGTGTTGAATTAGAAATAATTCTAAACCATTGGTTGTATATTCTTGTTCTTCTGACATTTTAAATCCTTATATTAAATCTAATGATACTTCGAAACTTACAAACTTACCTGTTGGATGCCAATCGTATTCAACTTCATCTGCAGAAAGCATACAATTTAATCCACTCCATAAACTTGTTGGTTGAATGTCAGTTCTTAACGCAGCAATCGAATTCTTAAGTGGGTGTGTAAATCTAATAATTGCTTCTCCAAAAGCATTGCTACCAAAACTGCCACCTGCAAAACCAACATTGTTGTATGTAAAGTTGTTTCTGTATGTGTGAGTGCTAAAAAATACATCATTTGCCTCACATATAGTTATGTTTGGCGCAAATCCGAAGAAATACACCATGCTATCACCCGCACTATTTGTAGTTGCAGTTCTAACAGTGTTTGTCCATGTTGTTACTGTATCTGGATCGGTTTCAAATACATTGTATCCCATATCAGCGGTTGATGCATAGAACATGAACGGCGCACTTGCACCACGCATTGATTTTATAAATCCGTCAAATACTCGCCAGTTTGCTTTGCTTATATTATTATATTGTAATGTAAGTCTATAACCATATGCACTAGTGCTATTAGTATATCTTGTTAAATCTTGACCATATGTTTTTCTTGTTGGTTGAATAAGTCTCCAATCAATTTTTGCAGGCTTAACTACGTTAGGCCATACCTGGTCAATACTACCAGTAGCATTTAGATCTAGCGGTCCTGGAGCAAAGTTACCTGCTCCGAGTGTAGTGGGATTACGTCCACTCCAATTGCCGTTATTAAAGACACTTACATAACCAAAGTAATTGTCATCATAATCTGATAAACTTCCGCCACTAGTATAAGCAGTATAACCGGTTGTATCAAGTGTAGTTGTTAATGCCGAATTTGTATAAATTTGTGCTTGATTATGTGATATTGATTTTAGATAAATTGCCTTGCCGTTAATTTGAGTCATTCCACTAACACCGGTGATAGTTTTCAGACCGCCGGTTTGTGTAAACACACTATTTGTAAATGTTATTACACCAGGATTTGCTTGTGTAATATTACTAATAGCAAAATTATAACCTGCAAGTGGATCACTATCATAATTGTCTGGTAATATCAAACATTCAGCACCATATAGTGTTGGAAGAGAATTAGTGCCGCCGCCATCCATAAGACCACAGAATTCTGGATCGAAACTAACTCCAGTGACATAGCCATTGCTACCATTATAGACTTGTCCATCACCATTACAAGTAATTGTTACACGTGGATAAAAATCACTGTCATACCACCATTCAGCAACACTGCCATGGTCGATAGGTGTATTACTACTAAAACTGCTTGTATTTTGTTGACCTGATTTTACGAAAAATTGTGCTCTAGCACCTACTTTATATGCACCAAACTGAAAGCCGACTTCATTACCAGCGCCGCTGTAATGATCTTTGTCATAATAGTAATAACGTGCGTTGCTTTGGTCTCTATAAGTTACGCCGACTAATTGATAAGGGCCGTTAGATGGCTGATCAATAACTGCAAACCCATCTCCATTATAAGCGCCAAAGCCCGATGGGTTAACAATATTTGTGCCAGCAGCATTAGTGTAAACATCTAGATAACGACCGTCCACAACTTTTACATAGTAAGTGTTACCATTAAGTGCAGCATATCCACCTGTAAATCCAGAGAAATCAAATTGTCTATCGTATGTATCTGTATATTTTAAACTTGCGTTACCCATACCATGTGTTTGTGTAGAAGCAACAGTTATAGGTAAACCAGTATGTGTAGAACTGTTTCTAATACAACCTAAACGTAATGTTCCATCGGTTGGATTGGTTGTTGCAGTATCAAATCCAAATTTAATTACGTGAAAATATGCATAAAGATTAGGCATATTGTAGACACTGTAATAGTTTGGAAATCCTGATTGACCACTGCCACTTGCTACACCGTAGAATGATCTATTGTAACTAATCATGCTTAATAAATTTTCTGGTGTTCTTGGACTTAGTCCAGACATTCTTGTATTATTTCCAGCATATGCTGTTGCATATGGTATACTTGCGGAATTTCCGCCATTTAAAAATGTATTAGCACGTTCCATCGCACCCAATAGTATCGGGTCGGTCGGATTTATATAATTTGTTCCTGCGTTGTTTGGGTATGTAAAAACGTTACTCATCGATTATCCTAACGGTCCTTGTCTGCCTCTGCTATTATAGGCTTGCTGTATAACACTAGTAATTTGTGAACGATTATTTAGAATAAATTCAGTTCCGCTTCTAGTATCAATCGCATTAATGTTGAAGTTTACTGTGATTGGTTCACCAGTATTTACGCCATCATTTAGTAGGGCGGCTTGTTGACCTTTATTTAGAACAACTTCGCCGGGTGTTAACATTGCAGGAACACTATCGCCTGATGTGCTTAAGCCAGGCACAATACCACCGTTAGCAAATCCAAATATGCCACCTAGCAATGATCCGAAGAAACTAAACAATCCACCGCCGCCGAACAATCCGCCTGCAAATGCACCTGCACCGCCGGAAGCAAATGCACCGAATGCACTGCTTAATCCACTTGTTAAACTTGCAACTAATGGTTTGATGAATGCTTGTTGAATAATTTGATAAAGTATTTCTTCAAATATGCTTGACATAAAGTTCTTAAACGATTCTAATATACCTTCGCCTTGAACAATACCACGTGCAAGTCCTCTAGCAAGACCATCACCTGCACTTGCAAATGCTTCGGTAAGTGTAAGACCCATTGCAATGCTTTGATTCTGAATATTTTCCATACCAGCACCCATGCCTTCCATACCAACACGGAATTGCTCGAGTGTGATTTTACCACTAGTAAAATCACTTTCAAGTCTTTGCATAGCGCCACTTACATTTTTGTTATTAAGTTCGTAATCTTTAATTGCTTTTATAGAACGTTCATATGTGCTGGTAACAGTTTCGATTGCTTCTGCAGCACCACCAGCACTAGCACTTACGGTTTTGAATTCCATACCTAGTGCAATTTGTGTTTGCTTTAGTGCTTCACCAGTAAGTCCTAGTTTTTCGCTATTAGCATTAACATAAGCCAGTGCTTCAGCATTCAATTCTTGTGTTTGTGCATTTTGCTGACCTGTGGTAATAGCATTTGCAAGAACTGTTTCTAATGTTTGAAGATTTGCACCAGCCCCACTAGCAGCATTACCTACATTGGCAATAACTGCAGCATATTGTTGTGCATTTATGCTACCATTTGCAAATGCAGCACTTGCTTCTCGCAATATTGCAGTTAGTTCAGCGACTTTTGCATTATTTGTGCCAATCTGACCATCAACTGTTGCTAATACTGACTGGAATGGTGTTAATGCTGCAGCGGCATTACTTGCTGCATCTGATAATATTCCATATCCTCTTGCATTGCGTAATATTGCATCATCATATAGTGGGAATTCTTCTTGAATAGCAATAATTCTAGCAGTTTCTTCTGCCGCAGTTCTAATTTCAGATGCACGTTGTCTAATAGCGTCAACAGTTGGTTGGGTTGCCGCTAATACACCACTAGGTGTTTGACTAAACGGAGTTATAATTAATAATTCGCCGGCATCGATACTATCTCTAATTTTTTGTGATTCTTCGTCAACGATTCTTTGTATAAAAATACTTCTATCTTTATACATTTGTTCAATTATATTACGTTGTCTCATAACTTGTTGACCAAGATCCTGGAATCCAGGATCAGCCAGTAATTGTTCATCACTAAATTCTAATCTAAGACCAGCAATAAGTCTTTCCATATCTCTTAATTTTTGTTCTTGTTTAATAATTAGATTTGTATCAATTGCATTGCTTAATGCAATATCTGCACTTCTTGCTTCACGTGCAAGTCTATCAATAGTGCCTTCTAATGATTCACCTTCTAATCCTATTTTAAATTCAAAATCTATACCTGGGATAGTGCTTAATAATCTGCTAACTGCTACAACCGCTTGTTGTATCAATACAGCACCTGCCTTAACTCCGTTTACTAAAGCATCAACACTAATTGCTACACCTTCTGCTAGGCTTGCAAATCCATCTAATACAGTAGCCAATGCTCTTTGTAAGCCACCAGGATCTATCAATCCTAATGTGCCGGCTAATGATTTAATACCATTTGCAATACCAGTAAGTGCATCACCTGCTAATTGTCCTAATTGATTAAAGAAACCTTCATTACCATTAATGAATGCTGTTAATTCACGTATAACTTCTTTAAGTGCTGGTGCAAGACCTTCACCAAATGCAGCAAGTGCTGTGTTTATTGATTCACCCAGGTTACTTGTTAATACACTTAAGTTGTTTAAACTTGTTTCAGTTGCTCCGCCAAATCTTTCATTTAGCCCTTCAAGCAATGCATTAACAATTTGAGTTGCGCCTTCTGCAGTTTGACCAAACTTAGAAATCTCTAATCTAGTTAAACCAAGTTTATCTTGTAAGATATCAAATACCGGGATGCCTCTATCAGCAAGTCTGTTAAGGTCTTCTAATCCTAAACCACCTGCAGTAGTTCTGCTCAATAAGTCAGTAATTGCTTGCAATGATCCTACTCTGTCAGTAGTCACACTTGCAGCATCACTAAATGTTCTTAATAATTTTTCTGTAGGAGTAATACCAGATGTTCTTAATTTTATGTATGTTTCAGTTAAATCTTCGACACTGAATGCAGTGTTGGCTGCAAATCTTTGAACAAAAGAAAATGCATCAGCGCCTGCTTTTGCACTTCCTGTAACTGTAGAAAGTGTTGATCTTAAATCTTCAAATCTGCTGGTTACTTCAATTACACTGCCCAATGCACGTGAACCTACTACAGCCGCAATAGCAATACCAACACCACGTAATACTGTGTTAACAGTTTGGCTACGTCTTTCTAACGAAGCCAAACTTTTTTCTATATTTGAGATTGCTCTACTGCTTTGGTCTACAGTTTTAACTATGAGTTCATAGGTGTTTGCCACTTGAAATTCCTTTAGTGTTTTTTATTGGCTTGCTTTTTCGACTCTTCATATTGAATAGTTAAGAAAGCACTCCAACCTCGTATTTCTGTGGCACTAAAATTTGCTACTTCTTCGACACTTTTACCAAGTTCTTGTGCAATTCTAAACAACAACATGGTCTCGGTGTCGCTTCTTAGTTTTTTAACGCCACTTCCTCTAAGTTTTCGCCATCATATGTATTTTCATCATTCATTGCTTGAATAACTCTTAATATAACAGCAGGATCTACGCTACGCATTAGATCATGTTTGTCAACGATTTTAAAAATCGGCTTGCCATTTTCATCTAATGCACGACTGATTAGTGTGTGAACTAAAGCCTCGACTGTCTTACCCGCTTGCTGCAGTTCGATAACTTTTGATTCTTGGTGGAAACTTGTTGCTGGTTTATACCAAACTTGACAATCCCACTCTGGGATATCAACAGGACCTTTTAATCCGCCGCTAATTTTTTCTCTGAAATGCGATTTTGCTTTATCTAATACTGTGCTCATATTTTTCTAAACCTTCTTTTGCTTAATTTTTCGAATGCAGGTCCGGTCATGCCTCTTGGTGCTTGTTTGCTTGACCCTTCGTCTAGAAGTCCTACATATGGAACGTCATTTCTCATAACAGTAGTATCGCCCTTACGTGTTATATCATATTTACCTGTTTTGCGCCAGGCTCTTTTTGCACGACCTTCTCTAACAGGTGTTGTGTTTTTAACTTCTGTGTAAAAGTCGTCAAGAAAATGATTGACGACA